TGGAGAAGTCAGCAGGATTCAAAAGTCAGGGATTCTCACGCTCGTGTAAATGGCCAAGTAAAAGAGATTGGGGATTATTTCTTAGTAGGGCGTGGTCGTGGATTAAGGCCTTTAGATAAGAACCTCCCGAAGGAGGAAGTTATCAATTGCCGGTGTTTTTTAATGCTAAGTAAGCATAATATTATTACTGAGATTTAATCTATAGGAAAAAACTTGAAATTGGATTGGTTTCTTCCAGTCCATACAACAACGTGGTTATGTATAGGACTAATTATTGAGTTATATGAAGGCTTAAATATATCCATCAAGCGAGGGTGATCAGTTTTAAATAATTCAAAAACCTCCTCGTGTGTATGGGCTTTGTATAAACTGCCCACAATATCTGTTTTTGCAATTTTAGCAAAGAAGTATTTCATTTCAATTATTTTATTGTCCTTTTGTTTTTTTATCTTCTTTCATCAATTGCGAGACCTCACAGTTGCAATAACAGTATAACGCCCAATGTGCAGGCTCTGTCAAACCCATTAGTGTGCCTATTATACTGAATATAGCACAGCCGACAAGTAAGCTAATTATTGATGAGATCCTCACTTCCCTTTCTCCTTCCATTGAAACTCGCCACTTACTCTATTTGTCTCACCGTAGCCGTATTCAATAGCTTGTTTTTTTATTTGCTTTAATTCTCCATGTGCGCTACTAAGTGCAAGTGTAAGTATACCCATGGCCAGAAGAATTAATGCTACAAATACATCAAAGCCATCAATTGATCCATTGCTTTTACTCATCTTACATTCTCCCTATGCAGCCTTAAAAAATACCTACTGATATTTCCGCCAGCTACTTTATCGATTGTGTGTTTTTCTTCTTGTGTTACTCTGATATTTATGGACGTGCTTTTGGTCACGTCCTTTTTTGAGGCCTGGTTTCCTTTTTTAAATCTCATCTGAAAACATTGATGAGGTGAGCATGTTATCAATTTCAACATTAATAAGAAGTTCAATTTCACCTTGAATCTTTTCAAGCTCCCTAAAAAGCAAACCTCTTGCCTCCTGCTCTGTACGGCCGAACATGGCGATAATTTCCGTCCCGTCAGATATGGCTTTGGCTTGAAAGGCGATTGAGCGAGGTACTACTGTGTGGCTTTGTGTTTTTTCGATGGTGATAGTCATTTTATTCTCCGTTGGTTTATTGGTGGCCCCGAAGGGCCGTGGGTGTTATCTTTCAACTACTAGGGCGAAGCTTAGAGCCTCATCATATGCTTGGTTATGCATATGGATTAACTCCTTTCTTGAGAGCTTAAGGTACTTATGCGCCTTGTTGGCGATTGCCTCAAGCTCTTTATACTGAGCTTTAAAGCGCTGATTATCCATGGCGGAATTTACTGCGACCCATGCGACACCGTCACGGATAAAATAAGCCCGCTTAAGACTGAATGACCAACGACATTCAAGGCCGCCCTGTGCGTGGTGCTCCTCCTGGCCGGTGGTGTGATTGACAAAAGTAAACCCTCCACATCTTAGAGTGATGAATGCACTCTTGTTAGAGTTGATTGCTTCGAGGGTGGTAGTGAAAGTTGACTGTGACATGGTGTTCTCCGTTGGTGGCTTAATTGCCGGTGGCTTGATTGCCGTTGCTTATGTTTATAATAGTACTCGTTTTGTATACACAAATCAAGGAGGCTTTGAAAAATAAATACACATTTGCTTTTTGCTATAATTTACCCAAGGAAAAAAACGCCTTGAATTGTACAAAATTGACACTTAAATTAGTAAAAACCATAAGTTAATGTAAATAATGGATATATTATGGAAAAAAAGACGCTGGAATTTAAGTTAGATAATATTAACGCTGACACTGGCGTTTTTGAGGGAATTGGCAACAAAACAGACTTCAAAGACTTTGCAGAAGATATTATTTCTAAAGGCGCGTTTCAAAGAAGCGTATCAAAAAAGATGCCCAAACTACTTTGGCAGCACAAGACAGATGAGCCTATCGGGATCTTTACAGAGGCCTATGAAGATGGTGAAGGCCTAAAAGTTAAGGGCCAATTACTTATTAATGATGTACAGCGCGCGAAAGAAGCCCATGCATTATTGAAAGCCGGAGCGATTGATGGGCTAAGTGTTGGTTTTAGTATTCCTGCCGGTGGCGCTGAAATGAAGAAGGACGGCACAAGGATCATCAAGGAAGTTAATTTACATGAGGTTTCACTTGTTACGTTTCCGTGTAATTCAGCCTCTACAGTTTCAAGCGTCAAGTCAGTAGATGATATGACGGAAAGAGAATTTGAAAAGTCACTGCGGGATGTTGTTGGCTTATCAAAAACACAAGCTAAAGCTCTTATGAGTAAAGGCTATATCGCTATGAATGATGCAATGAGTCGGGATGATTTAGGGCAACAGGAAGATCAACAAGAAGAAAAGACCAACAACTTGAGCGATTTGCTCACTTACTTAAAAACTAAATAAGGTAAAAACATGTCCGAACTAAACGACATCAAAACTCTCATCACTGAGAAAATGACAATTACTGAAGAGTATAAGAAAGAGCTTAAAGCCGATTCTGAGTCTAAGAGTACTGAACACAAAGAAGCTATTGATAAGATTGACAAGCGCTTTGATGCTATCCAAGATTCTATGGATAAGCTTGAGAAGTCCGCGAAATCTCAGACTATATCCAAAGATATGGAAAAGACCGCTTCCAATAGAAAGCAATGTGCTGAGTTTGTTAAAGGCTTGCGCGACATGATTCAGAACAGCCAAGCAGTTATTAAAACTAACGAAATGGCTTCTGTTAAAGAGCTGAAGAATTACAACTCTGGTGACGATGCCAACGGTGGTGTTTTTGTTATGCCGTTCCTGGATCAAGAGCTGGGCAAGTTGATGCGTGAATTTTCTATGGTTCGTGATTTAGCCAATGTTAGTTCAATCTCCACTGATAAGTGGGAGCAGATTGTTATGAACAAGGTTAATGGCGCGAATTGGGAAAAGGATATGGCCAACTTCACAGACCAAACCAAGACCAACAAGTTTAATCAGCTTAATATCATGGTTCAGAATCTACACGCCATTGCTATTTTCAGCGATGACCTAATCAATGATTCTGCATTTGATATTGTTGGCGCTATTCTGACAGATATTGCCGAAGATATGGCAATCGCTGAAGGTCTTTCTTATTGGACTGGTTCAGGTATTGGTGAAATGACTGGTATTTTGACTGTTCCAACTGCTGCTAATTCTTTTAATAGTATCGAGCGTGTTACAGCTGCAAATGCTAACTCTATTGTTATGGAAGACATTTATAACCTTACAGGCTCATTGATTCCACGATACCAGGCGAACGCGCAATTTAAAGCAAACCGCGACACCATTACAGAGTTAAGAAAGCTCCGCAGTGATTCAGGTGCCGGTGCCGGAACAGGTAATTTCCTTTGGCAGCCAAGTAATCAAGCCGGAGTCCCTGACGTTCTAGCCGGTTACCCAATCAGCCAAGCTCAAGAGTTGTCCGCTACTCTTACCACTGGCATTGAAGGTGTTGTTTTTGGTGACTACCGTCAAGCCACTAAAATAGTTGATGGCATGGGTATGACTGTTCTTCGCGATAACCTCACACAATATCCAAACATCGCTTACAAAGTTAAGAAGCGTGTTGGTGGTGGTGTTGTTAAAGGCCAAGCACTTAAAATTCTTAAACAAGCTTAATAGGAGTATTGAAAATGAGAGAAGATTTAATCTTTGGAACTACTGTTGTTGAATCCATGCCCACAACTGTTGTTGCCGGTGGCGGTAATAATGGCGTTGCCGTCACTACTGGCTCAATCGCAACAAAGCACATTATTCATGTGGAAGCATTGACAACTACAATTACCGTTAAGCTTCAGCACAGCGATGCAAGCGGCTCCGGTTATGCTGATGTCCCTGCCACAAGTATGCTCGGTGGTGTAAACCTCGTGACTGTTGTTGATACTGATGATAATACTGCTGTTCAGATTGGCGGTTTTAATCTTAAGCCTTATCAAAGAATCGTTACAGTATCGGGCGCGGGCACTATGCACGCTGTTGCCGTTGCTAGCGGTGCTTTGAGTGTTGGCGCTTAAGCTCTAATTAGTTCAGCCCCGTCCTTAATTGGGCGGGGCTTTTTAGGTGTAACTTAAAAGGATTTTTAAAAATGAAAGTCAAGATTTTAAAAGATTGTAACTACTCCGCTAATGGTTTTACTGTTATTGAGCGGGTTAAGGGTGAAGTGGTAGAGCTTCCAAAGGATGTTGCGGAAAAGTTTATTTTTCGCGGTCTATGTGAGCTATGCGGTGCCGTAAAGGTTCAAGAGCTATTTTCACCGGTTGAAGAAACTGCCGTAATTGAGCCAGTCAAAGAAGTTAAAAAACGCAGACGTAAAAAGAAGGCTGAATAATGCGCAAGGTTTTAAGAGTTGCAGCCGCTAGCGCTCCAGTCACTTTGGCACAAGTTAAGGTTATTGGCTATATCAAAGACGATGCCCGTGATACTGAGCTTCAGGGCTTTATTGATGCGGCTGTAATCTGGATTGAGCAATATACCGGACGGGGTTTAATCACTCAAGAATGGGATGTGTATTTTGATGAGACTGAGTTTTTCCGCCCTATCTATATTGGCCAAGCTGTTGACTTAAGTACTCTAAATGTTAATAGCATTGATTCCCTTACTACTTATGATGTCTATGCTAATGCTTCAGTTGTTACCGCTAGTGATTACCGGCTATCATCTAATAGAATTGTATTTGACCAGGCAACGCCATTTGCTGACACTCGCTTAGTCGATGCGGTAAAGGCTGAAGTTACGGTTGGTTATGGTGCTACTGAGGCTTCAATCCCTGAAGATCTCAAGCAGGCAATTTCCACACTTGCGATTCATTGGCTTGAAAATGGTGTTTATGCCGCTGATATGACTATGAACAAAGTGCCGGACGTTCTAAAAT